GGCACGCCTGCGCTCACGCCTTCGGCCTTGAGCTTCATTGCGACCACGCGATTACGCGCACCGCCGTTCGGGATCGCGATGATCCGCACGCTCGGGAATTGGAGCCGGAACCACTGCACGAACGCTATTTGCTCGACGTGCTCGCTGGGGATCAATGCTGCTGCCATGTTCGCTCCGTGACGCGGTGAAACTTCCCGTCCATCGTATAGCCAATCGCTGCTGGCGGCGCGCCGGAGTGCATCGCGTTTGCCACAGCAGCCAACCATCCGCTATCGTCGCCAACGCCGCGCGTGACCATTGCTACGCCTGCGCCACGCGCACACACTGCGAGCGTTTGCATAGCTTTTTCCCCGGCATAGCCGAAGTTAAGCACTGGAAGGTACTCGCGCACTACGGGGTCAGACAGGCCGCCGTAGTAGCTCACGCGCAGCATTTCGCGCCCGCTTGTGCGGCTGGTGTGCACGTCCCACGACCACTCCTTGACGTGCATTTCCCTCGGCTCAAACCCCATGATGTCATCGTCATGCAGCTTCAGCGGCGCTTTCTCGGACTCGGGAAACGGCGCAAAACAGGCCGGACAGACGCGCACGCTGGCGTGGCAAATCTCGCCGCAGGTCTCGCAGACCTTGACCGGGGCTTCGCCTTTCGCTTCGCTAGCTTTCGACGGCGGAACCACGTTCGTGATTGGCCCGTGACGGCTCACGTTCCCTGCGAAGTCGAGCACCATGCAGTCATCCTTGTTGGGTGCAATGCGCAGCCCGCGCCCTGCCATTTGCACGTACAGGCCTGGCGAAAGCGTCGGGCGAAGCATGGCGATCAGGTCAATGCCGGGGTGGTCAAAGCCGGTCGTGAGCACGTTGGCGTTCGTGAGTGCGCGAATCTTCCCGGCTTTGTAGTCTTGCAAGATGCGGTCGCGTTCGGCTTTTGGCGTGTCGCCAGTCACGCATGCCGCATTGATACCTTCCGCAGCGAGCATCGCAGCTACGTCTTGCGCGTGGGCTACGCCAGCGCAAAAGAACAGCCACGCCTTGCGATCTGCACCGCGCTCAATGACCTCGCGCACAATGGCCGCGTTGTTGGCCCGCGTGTTCACGACGGCCTGCAATTCCGACTCGATAAACTCGCCGCCGCGCTTGTGTACACCATCAGTGGCCAGCTCTAGCGCCGTGTGCTTACTGCGCAACACGGACAGGTGACCGGCTTCGATCAGCTCAAGCACCGATACTGGCTCGATCAGCGCATCAAAGATAGCGGGCTTGTCAATAATCATGCCGTGGCCAAGACGGTACGGCGTAGCGGTGAAGCCAATGACGCGCAGCGCCGGGTTGATTGCAGCCAGGTCATCAAGCAGCGTGCGATAGCCGCCTTCATCTTTGTGCCCCACAAGGTGGCACTCGTCGATGATGACTAGATCAACGTGACCAATGCGCTCGGCTTTCGTGCGCACTGATTGAATGCCAGCGAACGTGATCGGCTCGCCAAGATTGCGCTTGCCAAGCCCCGCCGAGTAGATGCCCATCGGCGCGTTCGGCCAGTGCATGCGCATCTTTTCTGCGTTCTGATGGATCAGCTCGCGCACATGCGTGAGCATCAGAATGCGGGTTTCCGGCCACGATTGCAGCGCGTCTTTGCATAGCGCCGCGATGATGTGGCTTTTCCCGCCGCCGGTCGGAATGACGATGCAGGGATTGCCGTCGTTCTGCCGCATCCAGCTATAACACTGGTCGATGGCGCGCTGCTGGTAGTCACGCAACATCAGAACGGCACCTCCTCCGCCGTGACGCGCGCGCCTGAATTGACGCGCATCTGCTGGAACGATTCATCGTTAGCCTGCGCCGCGCACGCCTGCGGCGCTGACAGCAGTTCCTCGCTGCTATAAACGCCGAGGGCGGGCGCGCCGTTGCGCACTACCTCGCCGGTCGGCAGGCGGAACGCGAACACGTCCAACGTGCTTTCAGATTCCAGCCATTCCCAGCCTGCCAGCGCCATCACGTCAGGGTGCAGCAGGTGGTCAGCTTCGCTGTACGTGTCGAGCTGATCGGACGGAATCTCGCAATCATACTTTTCCGTCCACCACGTCCCATCTGCACGCACGGTTGTCCGTGCGCAATTCTTCCAACTGCATTTGATCTTTGACAGAATGCTGACGACGTGTGAATCACGCTGTGGTTTTAGCCTTCGACAATCGCTTTCTTGCGCGCTCGCTGGGAAATAAACTGCATAGAACGGGCTGAATTTCGCCTCGAAGTACGTCGGATCGGTATAGCGAGGCTCCGGCATCCTGTCCGCAGTCGTAATGCGGTGACCGCGCTCTATAGCGGCCAGCGCTGCCGCCTTGTCGTACTCCACGCGCTCGGTGTAGATCGCGTCATCGTCTTTGCAGACGGCGTAATACAGCGCACGCGTTAGCCCAAGGCCGTGCATGTAGCATTGCATTTGCACCCAGTGCATCGGCTTGGATTTACGCACGCCGTTTTTCACGACATCATCAAAGCTCTTTTTGGAGTGCGTCTTGCACTCCCAAAGATGGCGCGTTTTCGGCGCTTCGGGCACGCCTGATTCGATGATGCCATCCGCATGGCCGCCAAGGTGGCCGCCAAGGTTCACGGATAGCTGGTCGTCGCCAGTGTGTGACACCAAGCACCCGGCGGCGCGTAGATCATCCACTGCGGTGGCTTCTTCAAGATGTCCGCGCCGGAACAGGCGCAAAATTCGCCCCTCGAACGCTTGTTCAAACACGCCACGGAACGATAACCAGAGCCCCCTATCATCTGGATCGCCCAAGACGGACGCGCCGAGATAGCAGCGCGGCGTCTCGATGCGTGCCTCATGCGCCGCGTCAATCGCGGCGCTGAGGGTGTGAACCGGGGCCGGGATCGCGCTCACTTCGCCCACGGCGCTTTTGCGCCGCCGGTTGCTTGCGCCTGCGCTGAAGTCTGACCTTGCATTTTCGGCGCGGCCTGCGTAGCTGCGCCGCCGCTTGCGCGAAAGCCAGCAACGTCATTTTGCGGGTCATACCCGGCGGACTCACGAATCTTGACCTTGATCTGCAAGTGTGCGCCGATCAGTTGGTCAGTGTCCTCCACCTTCGCCAGCCCGATTGCACGCATCAGCTCGCCAAGCTGCTGACGGCCAATGCTTTCAGCTTGCGCGTTCGGGTTGCGGATGTTGAGATTCCCGAACACAACACGACCTTGGTGCGTCGGGCCGGTCACGTCATAGCGCACGGCGATGTATTGGCCGTTGCCAGCCTTGGTCTGGCGCAGCTCCGCGCCGGTGATGTTCACGTCATACCAGCCCGCCGGGATCGGCTCGAAGTTGCGGTCTGACTGCGGCAGGTCGGCGGCGATGAAGGTTTCGTTGAGAAAGGCCATTGCATTACTCCTTGGTGACGGTGAAAGAAGGGCGACCAGGCTTGGCCGTGATGGCACCCGCGAGTGCATCGCGGATGTTCTGGGCAGCGTGATCCCACTGCGTTTTGTTGAGTTCGGGCTTCCAGCGGAACAGCGCCGGCAGGTGCTCCGTCAGGCCGTGTTGAGCGGCCAGCTCCTGCACGCGGTCGGCGTCGACCTTGCGGTCGATGCGGCCGACGATCTTGATGCGATAGCCGCCCGGCGCTTCGGCATTGGTCGTGCCTTCGGCGCTGGCGGCAATGCCGATCAACGATGCCATGCGATCCTCGGCCTCGCGCCTGCGCGCCACGGCGGCGGCCTCGTCCTGCTTGGCCGTCATCCAGATGTCAGCCCACACTTCGAGCGACGTGGTAATCATTTCGCGCCTCCAATCTTGTTGATGATCGCGCCAAGGTCTGGGGCTTCCCATGCGTCAAGCTGGTGACTGCGTGACTTCGCCAGCCACAAGCCATCCGAGTCGGTCATCAGCGCGCGCTGTGTCTTGCCCTCGGCGTCACGCTCCACGCGCAGCGGAAAAACGAAGTCGAAGAAGTAGGGCAGTTGCTGAGTTAATGACTTCCCAGGCATGCTCGGGTTGTAGAGCATGCGCCCGGTTTCGTCCTGGCTCTTTTCCAGCTTGGCGCTCATGTAGACGTGCCGCCCCGGCAGGTCACGAAATGCACGGATCAGCTCGGCCATAGTCGAGTTCATTTCGCCATAGGCTGCGCGCCCGTCTTTGTTCTTGCGCAGCTCGGCGGCAAGCACGACCTCGGCCACCTCGCTGATACTGTCGAGGCAGACGGACTTGTACGGCTTCGCCTCTGCGGAGTCTTTCAGCCATGCATACGCATCGCGCAGGGTGTCCATGTCTTGGACATCGACGAACGGGATATTCGCGCCCGCGATGGACAGGAGTCCACCCTCCGCAGACAGCACGACGGGGCTGGGTAGCGTGGGGATCAGACTGGTCTTGCCTGCGCCCGCAGCGCCGTAAACGAGCATCTTCACGCCATCGGCGGCGATGTGCTCGGTGGAACGGATTTGGATTGCCATTGTTGCTTCCTCTTGATCGCCAGGTCTGCACGGTGCAGGTGGGTCGATGGAAGCAGCTTGACACATGCAAGCCAGCTTGTCAAGCTAGATTGCAACCTTTTTTTCGGGAGGAACGAACATGACAACACAGCAGGCTGTGGACTACTTTGGCAGCGTGCGATCGCTCGCCCAGGCGCTCGGCGTCACCACGCAGGCGGTCTATGCGTGGGGTGACGCACCGCCGATGTCGGTGCAGTACGAACTACAGGTCAAGACAGGCGGCAATCTGAAAGCAAGCGAGGCCGCATGACGTGGCCGACATCACCAGCATCTTCGGCGGGGGGTTCGTGCCGCCGTCATCGCCACAACCGGCGCCGCCGGAAGTCCAGCTTATCGACGCCATGCGCGCGGTGGGTATTGAGCCGCCGGATCACGTCGCGCTCGACGGCAAGCTGCATCGCTTCAAAACGGGCGGCAAGGGTCACGGCGTCAGCGACAAGTCGGGCTGGTACATCGCGTTCGGTGACGGCGTTCCTGCGGGCCGGTTCGGCGACTGGCGGCAGGGGATTGAGCAATCATGGCGGGCCGACGTGGGACGGCAATACTCGCCTGCCGAAGAAATGGCCCACGTCCGGCGCATGGCCGAGGCCGCAGCCGCACGCGATGCGGAACGCGCCAAGCTGCGCGAGGCGGTTGCAGACACGGTAGAGGCGATCTGGGCCGGTTGCACAGCGGCAAGCGCAGATCATCCATACCTCGCACGCAAGAGTGTGCAGCCGCATGGCGCAAGGGTGACCGGCGACGGGCGGCTTGTGGTGCCGCTGTACGCGCAAGGTGGCACGCTATCTAGCTTGCAGTACATCGACGCAAACGGCGGCAAGCTCTATCACAGCGGAGGCAAAACGGGCGGCTGTAGCTGGGTGGTTGGCGCTATCGACGGCCAGCCGCAGCGGCTCTACATTGCCGAGGGCTTCGCCACGGCTGCAACCGTGCATGAAGAAGCTGGCGCGCCATGCTTTGCCGCCTACAGCGCCAGCAACCTGCCGGCCGTGGCCGAG